CAGCAGGAGAACCCCTTTGTCACGTTGATGCGGCGCTACCGCAACGACCCCGTGGCCTTCGCCGAGGAGGTTATCGGCATAACGCCTGACGAGTGGCAGGTTGAGCTGCTGGACGCCGTCGCCGCCCCCGCGATCAGGCGCATCAGCGTCCGCTCTGGCCACGGCGTCGGCAAGTCCACTGCGGTTGCCATGGCTGCGATCTGGCACGTTCTCATGCGCGTGCCGAGCAAGACCGTGGTTACAGCCCCCACGTCTGCGCAGCTGTTTGACGCCTGTTTCGCCGAGATGAAGAACGTGGCCAAGCGGCTCAAGCCCCCGTTTAACGACTTGCTCGAGGTCAAGTCTGACCGCATTGAGTTGAAGAGCAGCCCAGAGAGCACGTTTATTTCGGTGCGAACGTCGCGCGCCGAGCAGCCGGAGGCTCTGGCGGGCGTTCACAGCGAGAACGTGCTGCTAATTGCGGACGAGGCGTCGGGCGTGCCGAACGCGGTGTTCGAGGCCGCGTCCGGCTCGATGTCTGGCCACAATGCCACGACGGTGCTGACCGGCAACCCCACGCGTAACACGGGGTTCTTTTACGACACGCACAACAGGCTCAAGTCTGACTGGTATACGATGCACGTTTCCTGCGTCACCAGCCCCCGCGTCGCTGACGATTTCGTCGAGGACATGAAGAAGCGTTACGGCGAGGACAGCCCCGCGTATCATGTGCGCGTCCTTGGCAACTTTCCCCCGTCTGAGGAGGACACGGTTATTCCGGTGGCGCTGATCGAGCATGCCATGGCCAACACGATCAAGATCCACGAGGATACGGCTGCCGTTTGGGGCTTGGACGTGGCCCGGCAGGGCGGCGACAGCAGCGTTTTGGCGAAGCGGCAGGGGCCAGTGATCCACCCTGTGACGGTGTGGCGTAACCTCGACCTCATGCAGCTGACGGGCGCCGTGAAGGCGGAATACGACGCCATGCCGCCGTCTAAGCGCCCCAGCGAGATCATCGTGGACAGCAACGGCTTTGGCGCTGGCGTCTTGGACCGCCTGCGAGAGCTGGGCTTGCCAGCGCGTGGCTTGAACGTGTCGGAGCGCGCCATGGCGAAGGATACGTATTTGAACTTGCGCGCTGAGCTGTGGTTCAAGTGCAAGGCGTGGCTCGAAGGCATGGACGTGTCTTTGCCGCGTGACGACGCCCTGTGGGCCGAGCTGGCGGCGCCACGGTATTTCTTCACCAGCTCGGGCAAGCTGCAGGTGGAGAGCAAGGAGGCGATGAAGAAGCGCGGCGTCGCCTCGCCAGACCGCGCGGATGCGGTGTGCCTGACCTTGGCCAACGACCACACGACGATGGCATATGGGGTTTCTGCGTCTGGCGGCTGGAGTAAGCCGTTGAGGCGTTCAATACGAGGTATCGTGTGAGAGTTTTTCGTGATATTTTTCGCCAAGGATCGCGTTTCCCACGACGCCGATCTCAGAGCGCGGCTCCCCCGTGGCGTGTTTTCCCTCCTCCCCACGCCACGGGGTTTCCTTTTACGGTGTTTTTACTGTATGATGTGCGTGAGTTATTTGGAGGCGACGCATGCCGTTGAAAAGTGGTTACGGTAAAAAGACCGTATCGGCGAATATCCGTTCAGAGATGAAGGCTGGAAAGCCGCAGAAGCAGGCCGTCGCCATCGCGCTGTCCAAGGCGGCAAAGTCAAAACGAAAGAAAGCGAAAAAGTAATGGCTAAAACCGAATACAACGCGAAAACCGGCGCGAAAGTTATCTCGAAGGGCTTTAAGCCGTGCAAGGGCTGCCCGACCCCGTCGAAATGCCGTGCGGCTGGCAAGTGCATGGGCGGCAAGTGATGGCGAGATCGACCGCAGACAAGGCGAAGGCCGCGGTAAAGCGTGCGGGCGTTGCGGGCGTTAATAAGCCCAAGCGCACCCCGTCGCACCCGACCAAAAGCCATGTCGTGGTCGCGAAGAGCGGCGATCAGGTCAAGACGATCCGCTTTGGCCAGCAGGGCGTGAAGGGCGCGGGATCTGCGCCCAAGACCGAAGCCGAGAAGAAGCGCCGTGCATCGTTTAAGGCGCGCCACGCGCAGAACATCGCCAAGGGCAAGATGTCGGCGGCATATTGGGCGAACAAGGAGAAGTGGTGATGGCGACGGCCGAGCAACTACGCCGAGCGCGTGAGCGCCAGAGCATCTTCAGCGGCATCTACGACGCCGCCCGCCAGAATGCGGCTGAGCTGCAGGCGCAGGGGCGCCGCCCAGTGTGGGGCGGTTTACTGTCTAAGGAGCCTGTGCGCGGCACCGACACCGTGCGCTGGGAGGGCAACGTCGCCGGCTTGCTCGAGCCTATGGTTCGTGCGATTGACGCGCCGATCTCGGCCATGCGTGGGCTGCTGCCGCAGGAAGACATCCCCATGGAGGCCATGGGAACGGCTGGCTTGGCCACAACAGGTGCGCTTGGCACGACGGCCCCAGCTGGGGCGATTACGAGCGGCGCGGCTCGGCGCGGAGCGCTCAACAAGCAGGATCTCGACCCGCTTGGCTACCAGAAGACGAAAATGCGCGCACCTTTGGCAGAGACTGAGCTGCGGATCACCGACACTGGGGAAAACCTGCCTCGCCGACCAATGTCTTGGGAAGACATGCTTGGTAAGGTGATTTTGCCGTTTTACGGCGACCGCACATCGCGCGGCCTGCTTGTCCAAGGCGTTGACGATATCAACTTTGCAAATCCGGTTTACACAGAGGGCGGCGTTGACTTTAAGCGCGGCCCAGCCGCTCAGCGTGACAGGGCTATTTGGGCCTCAAACCAAAACATCATCACGCGTATCTCGAAAGAAGCTGATAAGGCTGCACGACAATATGAAGGCAGAGACATTGTCGGTGTCACCGGCAGCATGGCGCCAGACGCCAATGACTTTGCCACAATGACAGGCGCTGCGATGGCTGAACTTGTCCAGCAGGCGCCAATCACCAAAAAAGCCGCAAAAGAATTTGACGCTATCATGCGTGATGTTGACCCGACGTTTGTTGGGGTGCAGTCGCCAGATCTGCGAAAGTGGGCGGAGGGAACATCTGCGCCGATGCGGAAAGCGTTTATCCGGCTTATGGATAGCGCGCCGATGCAGAAACTGGGCTTTCCCGAGCCAGCAAAGGCGCGATATGCCGTCACAGACCCGACGCAAAGAGATATGCCGGCTGGCATGTTTGGCCTCGGGGCTTCAAAAATAGACGTCAGCGCGCCTCTGATGTATAATACGCCAAAGGGTAACGCGCCTGTGGCTAGTGTTCCGCATTCAACATACAACACTCAGATCGCAGGTGATTATCTTGGCTCGCTTGAGCCTGTTCCGCAGGGTCTAATTTTTACTGATGTGTATGATGCAATGCAGGGCAAGCTGACAAAAGGCGGGAAGCCATTAACAGAGGCGCATAAAACTCACGCCATCAAGACGAAAATGCCAGCATCGCTGATGACAGAGCAACGCATTGAGGGCATCCTCAATTATCTGGCTACTCTGGAAAAATAAATGGGTCTGGGTCTTCAATGCCAAGCATAGCGCAAACAGTATCGTCTAGCTCTTCGAGAAATTCATCGTCCAAGCCTAAATGTCTGGCTTTGAGTATGATGATCTCGCGCGCCATTTCTAAATCCAGTTTATTTTCCATAAGTGGCCTCCTTTTGGGCTACGTTAACACGCCGTTAACTCAGGCACAAGGGGGCAAGTAATGGCAGGCATACTCGACAAAATGGCGTTTTTCGACGCCATCCAGCGCGCAGAGAGCAGCGTCGACCCGTATACCACCAGCGAGACTAAGCCGCTGTCGCAACTGCGCGGGAATAAGAAGGGCGCAATCGGCCCGATGCAGGTGAAGGCGCCCACGGCGGCAGACCCCGGCTACGGCGTGCCTAACATCTTCGAGATCGCCCGAGGCTTTGGCTTTGACGTCGCCAACGAGGACATCGACACCGCGCGCATGCTGTTGCAAGACCCCGAGGTCAACCGCGCCTTTGGCGAAGCGTATCTCGAGGGCATGCTCAACAAGTTTGGCAACATGGACGAGGCCGCCGCAGCCTACAACTGGGGGCCGGGCGAGAAAGGCATGGGCGGTGGAGCCGCAAACATGCCGCAAGAGACCCGCGAATACGTGTCGAAAGTGCGACAGTTTTACAATCAGGCGACTGGGCAGACGATGCCTGTCAACATCAGCCCGCGCCCCAAAATGCGCCCCAAAGGACTGCTTGACCAATGAAAAACGAGATCAGCGATATGATTGAGGACATCGAGGAGCAGTTTCTCGACGTCATGGACGAGGACGAGCTGCAGGGCATCGTCGGCAAAGAGATCGACGACGCCATCGATTTCATTGACAACTGGATCTCGCCGGTGCGCGCCACGGCGACGCAATACTACCGCGGCGAGCCGTTTGGCGATGAGGAAGAGGGCCGCAGCCAAGTTGTCAGCATGGACGTGCGCGACACCGTGCAGGCGATCATGCCGTCGCTGATGCGTATCTTCCACGGCTCGGAGCGCACCGTTGAGTTCGCGCCAAACGGCCCCGAAGATGTGGCGGCCGCTGAGCAGGCCACGGCATACGTCAATTTCATCATGAACCGCGACAACGACGGCTTCTTGGTCACGCATTCGGCGTTCAAGGATGCGCTCGTTCGCAAGGTTGGCGTCATCAAGGCTTACTGGGACGACCAGACCAAGTTCGAGACGCATGACCTGTCCGGCATCGACGACGCCGGCTTGGCCGCGATTGCCGCTGACCCCGCCGCCGAGATTGAGGTGGTGGCGTCTGAGGCGATGGGCGAGCCGCAGATCGATCCGATGACTGGCCAACTGATCCCGCCGCCGATGGTCCACAGCATTCGCGTGACTTACGTGCATCCAGATGGCCGCGTGAAGATCGAGGCTGTGCCGCCCGAGGAGTTCCTGATTTCGCGCGAAGCCAAATCGGTTGACGAGGCCGACTTTGTCGCGCACCGCCGTATTGTTACGGTATCCGAGCTGGTAGCTATGGGCTACGAATACGACGACGTGGC